GGTGGCGTCGGTGGTGTACCAGTGCGCGCACGGGCCGAGGTACTGCATGGTATCGGAAAGCACGGTCTGACGCAGCTGCTGCAGGGTATTACGGATGCAGGCGAAGCGGGTATATCTCACGCCGTTGTGGGGCTTCTGCCGACAGGCCCGGGTCAGCAGCTCCATGATGCAGCCCATGGTTTTCCCCGAACCCAAGGGGCCGACCAGACACCTGATGCGGTGCTCGTCGTCGCGCATGAATGCTTCGACGGTTATCGGAGGAATGTAATCCATTATACTACTGTTTTAGAAATATCGATTGGTTGTGGGGAATTAACTCTTTCATCCTTCGGGTATTCTCGAATGGTACCGGTGCTAGGCTCGTCGATGCGGCGCAGCGCAGCGGGGGCGGGGGCGATGCGTTGCGGCAGCGGTGGCGCGTGCACGACCGGACCCGGCTCGTAGATGCGGTCCGAGGTTTGCGAAGCTGCCTCAGCGCCGTGCCGGGCTTGACCCGGTATTGACCCGTCATACACCTCGGCGGCGACGGCGGCGTAACCCGCCGCGTCCAGATAATCGTCGATGTTGTGCGAGCCTAAATATCTCCGCGCGACCTTCATCAGCTCCATCATGCTGGCGACGTCGACCGCCGTGAGCTTCAGGTGCGAGGGGAAACCCGCATCAGGGGAACCGTCGCGCCTGAATTTGGCGTACAGCAGCGCGTTCCACATATCGGCGATGTTCTGCATGTTGGCGCGCTTGTCGCCATGTTGACTATGCCGGTCGCCGCCCACGAGGTCGGCGGCATCTTTAAGCAAATTCGCTGCGGTCGGCATGGCTCACTCCTCGGGTTAATACTCGCCGTTGAGGACGATCAGTATTAATACTGATCGTCCTCAACGGCGTACTCGGCTTCGTCGTCGTTGTAGGATTGCTCGCCCGTTTCGCTTCCCAACGGTTGGGATTGCCCGTGCTGGGCTTGACCCGGTATTGACTTATAAGTCAATGAGGGCATCGACGGGATCTCGTCGGCGTTGGTAACGGTTTCCCCAATGATGTTTTCCGGCTTGCCGCCCCTGAACATGATGTTCAGCACGAACTGCTGGCCGCTGCCGATCCCTCCGCGCTCCTTACCGGCACCCACCCCGTCGACCCCCGCGCCTCTTTGGATCTGTTTAAAAGCATCTATTCTTATCTGCGGCGGGATATCCAGATTACCGGCGATGTGCGCCATCGGCAGTATTAAATCTTCGGTCGCGTTGAGGAACTTAAACCTTACTCTTTCGTCGGTCGCCGCGTCGCTCTCGAATACCGCGATCATCCGCTCGATGTTCTTGCAAATCTGCGGGTGGTCCCGAAGAAACACTCTAAGCTCGGCCTCGTCCTTCATGCCGTAGCGTTTGGCGATGGTATCCGGCGTGTGCACCCCGGTCGCGATGTCGTACTGCAGCCGCAGGATGAGGGCTTCGTCTTGGTCGGGGATATCGCTCAGCGTTCTCATAATCGCATGATACCTTCGCACTGCTCAGGTTGGGAGAACCAACGTGCGAGGGCGAGCAGCCCGAGCAGAGGGAGATAGCCGATGCCGCCACAGCTGCCGTACCAGGGTCCGATGGCGCTGCGCGGTTCCGGCGCGGCGGTGCCTTCTACGCCCGCCATGCCTACTACATCGATGTCGCCGTCGTTCTCGCCGACGCTGCCAGCCCCGCCGCCGACCCGTTCGGGCGGGTTCCTGCGCATCGTCTCGCCGTCCGACCTCGACACCAACGACGCGATGAACCTCGCGACGCTGACCCGCGCCGCGCAGCCCATGCTCCCCGACGACCTCGGGCACTTCGTGCGGCAAAGGTGGGAGCTGTTCAGGAACCACAGAAATTCCGGCGTCAACCCGCTCAACGAAAGGTTACTGCGCTCGCAGCGCATGTTCGAGGGTCAGTACGACCCGACGAAGCTCGCCGAAATACGTAAGTTCGGCGGCAGTGAGGTCTACTCGCGCATGGTTGCGGTGAAGTGCCGGGGAGCTACTTCCCTCCTAAGGGATGTTTACTTAGGCCCGGAGCGCCCGTGGTCGATAGATCCTGAGCCTGACCCGCCGGTACCCGGCGATATCATGGCGCATATAGCTCAGCTGGTGCAGACCGAGGCGATGACCCTGCGCCAGCAGGGCCAGCCGATCATGCAGAGCGAGATGCGCCAGCGTTACGCCGGGTTGGTTCGCCAAGCCCAGGCTGTTGCTCAGAGAAATGCATCCAACCAAGCCGAGGCAGCGGCCAATAAGATCGACGACATACTGCAGGCCGGGCGCTTCTACGACGCGCTGGCCGAGTTTCTCGTCGACATCACGCTGTTCCCGTTCGCCGTGCTCAAGGGGCCGGTCGTCCGCATGGTGCCCAAGATCCTCTGGGAGAACCGCTCGCCGCACACCCAGGTCGTGCCGCAGATGTTCTGGGAGCGGGTCGACCCGTTTAATTTCTACTGGTCGCCGGGCAGTACTCACATCGAAGATGCCGAATGCATCGAGCGTAAACAACTCACGAGGAGCGATCTGAATGATCTTCTGGGGCTTCCTGGCTATAACGACGATGCTATTAGGGGTGCTCTTGACGATTATGCACATGGTCTTAGGGACTGGCTCGACGCGCCGGACACGGAAGCCGCGCTCAACGCCGGTAGAGAAAGCCCCCAGCGAAACGATACTCAGCTGATCGATGCCATCGAGTATCACGGCTGCGTGCAGGGCCGCACCCTGCTCGACAACGGCGTCGACGAGATGAAGATCAAAGACCCGACCCGCGACTACATGGTGCAGACCTGGGTCGTCGGTCGCCACACCATAAAAACCCAACTCAGCCCAAGCCCGCGCCAGCGCCATCCGTTCTTCGTCAGCGCCTTCGAGAAAGTACCCGGCAACATCGCCGGTCACGGGCTGCCGGATATTTTAGGCGACCTGCAAGAGATCGCTAATGCTACTCTTCGCGCGTTAGTTAATAACATGAGCATCGCCAGCGGTCCGCAGGTGGTGATCAACACGGAATTACTCGATCCGTCGACCAACGAGGATCAGCTGTACCCCTGGAAAAGGTGGAAGGTCGTCACCGACCCGCTGAGCACCGGTCGCGATCCGGTTACATTCTTCCAGCCCAACTCCAACGCCCAGGAGCTGATGGGCATCTACTCGGCGGTAAGCTCGCTGGGCGACGACACCTCGGCCATACCCAGGTATGTGACGGGCGAGAGCTTGAAGGGCGGCGCGGGGCGCACCGCATCCGGACTAAGCATGCTGATGGGCAACGCCCAGAAGGTTCTGCAAACCGTCGCCGCCAACATCGACGGGGATGTCGTGCAGGGCAGTCTCGAAGGGCTGTACGACATGATCATGCTGACCGATACTACGGGAATACTGACCGGCGAGGAGCAGGTCAAGGTAAACGGCGTGGTCGTCGCACTACAAAAAGAAACCGAGCATCAGAAGCAACTACAGTTCCTCCAGCTCACCAGCAACCCGGTCGACACCCAGATCGTCGGTCCCGTGGGTCGTGCCCGCGTGCTGCGCGCTCTCGCCACCGGCCTCAACCTTCCCAGCGACATCGTGCCGGACGACGATACGATCCAGGCCAAGGATAAAGAAGCGCAGGACCAGCAGAAGCAGATCCTCCAGGCCAAGATGACCCTGGAAGCTGCCAAGGTACAAAACGGCGCGCCGCAGCCCCCGGCACCGCAGGCTGGCCCGCAGGGTCCGCAAGCCCCGCCCCCCTCGCCGGACGGGCAGCCCGCCCCGCCCATACCCGGTGCCAAGCTGGCACCCGACGGCAACCACTACATCCCCGACCCGCGCCCGGGCAGGCAGGGCAAGTACCTGATGGTCAAGTAGATGCTCGGCCCGCGCCACGTCCAGCTGATCCCGGTCGACCACGACCCGTTTGTTGCTCTCGCCGGGCAGCGCCGCGACGTACCCATAAGCCCAGTGGTGTATACAGGCAAGCCGCCGTTCAGGATCGACAACCCGATCCGTACGTATCACGGCTCGCCGCACGACTTTGCGCCGGAACCCGACGCGCCGCACGGCAGGTTCCGTGACGACAAAATTGGCTCTGGCGAGGGGCATCAGGTTTTTTCGCGGGGGCACTACTCGGCGGAAGAGGAGCGTGTCGGTGAGATCTATCGCGATATGCAGATCAAACCGCCGTACAGCTTGGCTGGTCCCGGCGGTGAAAAGATAGTCGACGCGCATACGCGCCCTATACTTGGCATGGCGGTGCAGAACAAACTTGTTCTTGAACACGGTGTAAACGCCGACCCGCAGATGCTGAACTCCATAACCCAGCGGTGGGCGATGGATAAGCCGGTTACTCCGGAGATGCTTGTACAGGACAGTTATGGATATCAGAAATCCGACCCGGGTTGGGGCGACTGGTACGACCGGCGGTATCCCGAGCGGATCGCGGCGGCGACGGAACTGGTCGACAAAACAAAGCCGCTCCTCGATCAGTATAAGATCGAGAATGCCCCAAAGGGTAAGATGTATGAAGTAAATCTTCATGCCAGCCCTGATGATTATTTACATTGGGATAAACCGCTAAGCGAACAGCCGCAGCTGCAGAAGAAACTACAGGAAGTCGCCGATAATCTGCCAAAACCCGCATGGTACAAAAAGCCGTTCGCTAGTCTCGATAACTATAATGTCGTTGCGCCCGAGAGTACGGGTCGTGACGCCTACTACGCCCTGTCGAGCAGGCTCGGCGGTGACGTGGCGGCGAGCGAGGCGCTGAAAAACGCTGGGGTTGCCGGGGTTCGCTACCCCGACGCTGGAAGCCGCAGCGGTGCGGCCAGCCCCACCAGCAATTACGTCACGTTCGATCCTCGTATTATGGAGATCACCAAGAAGTACGGCATGGCTGGGCTGGTTGCGGCTGGCGTGACGACGCTGGCAAGCACCGCCGACGCCGCGACGCACACCATACAGCCCCAGGATCGCGAGGAGCTTCCAGCCAAGGCATTGCAGGATGCGCCTCTTACACCCGCGCCCGTCGAGGACCGCTCGTTCCTGCAGCGCGCGGGCGACGCGTTCTTCGGCGCGGTGGTGCCACGGGTACCCGGCGTGCCGGATAAGCTTACCCAGGCGGTCACCGACAGTGCCGGTCAGCTCGCCGAGGGGTCGTACGGCGCGGTAAGCAATATCGGCAGGAGCGTGGAAACCGGCCAGCTGCCGACGACCGGCGAGGCGCTCGACACGACCATGATGATGCTGGGCGGCGGCGCGCCCGAAGGCTCATTGTCGATGGGGTTCCGGCGCGGGCCGATGACCACGTCCTCGTCGGGCGTGCTGCAGCGCCGGTACGGGCGGGACATGACGCCCATAGAGCCGGAAGCTGCTGCGGGCGGCGACTGGTGGTCGCCCACCGGTTCGGCACCGCCACCGGCCCGGGCACCGGTCGCCCTCGACCCCGCCGCTCCCCCGGCTGCGCCGGTTGCCGGTCCGCTCGGGGACTACAATCCCTCCGCCATACTGGCGCAGCGCCAGGAGGCCATCGCCAACATGGCCCCCATCACCAAGCCGACGCAGGTCGGCGGCTACACCATAATTCCGGCTACCGGCGAGGGCAGCAGCTGGCTGGTGATGAACAAGGGGCGGGCGATAAAGTTCGACAGTCAGGCGGAAGCCGTCAAGTTCGCGCTTCCCATACCGGGCAATTCGACGTTGCGCGCGGGTTCCCCGCTTACCGGCGCGGCAGGGGTGGTGAGCGCCCAGAACAACCCGTCGACCGACGGCGTGCCGCAACTGACGGAAGTAAATCACGACCCGCATGTGTTCGAGGGCATCCCCGACGCGGTCGCCAAGCAGTACCCGCGCCTGGGGGATATCCTACGCAACTCGACGCTGCAGCACGGCACCCCCGCCGAGGGCCGCGAGGGCAGTTATCTGGAGTTCTACCCGCCGTGGGAGGAACGCAACCCGACGCCGGGGAAGCCGACGTTCGAGTTTTACCCGCGCGCGCTCGCCGACAAGGGCAACCTGCCGCAGTACGCCGCCGCCGACGCGTTGCACCATCTAGGCTCGGTCGACCCCATCACTGGATTACCCGTCGACCACGACTGGTACCGGATGAAGCAGGATTTCCTGCAGAGCTTCACGCCCGAGCAGCAGGCGATGAACCAGCGTGCGTACGAGATGGACAAGTCGATCAACCCCGACGACAGGCGCACCCCCGAGGAGCACCTGCAGCAATCTCGCGGCGACGCGTGGCTGCGCGGCGGCATTTTTCCCGACATAAACCCAGAGTGGCAGGAAGAGGGTATTTTTACACCCGAGCAAAAAGCCAAGCTGGAGGAAATGAAGCGGTATCTGGAGC